GGTTGAGCGTGTATTTTCAACTTCCATTAGTAACAAGTCTTGTGCTCAACCACTATAGACTGTTGTGATTTGGATATCCTCAGATTATATGATCCTCAATCTGGGTGTAATAGGATCAGCAAACACGTATTTTATAAATCCCAAGATAACGAGTATGATGACGTTATCTTGGATGGCCGACGCGGTGTGGACCATGTGCCTTTGGTTAATACCGTTGCACCTGATCATCATAATAAATCCAATTTTGTGAAGCAAATTGAGGTTGATAAGGCAAATAAAGTCAATTTGAAGAAATTTCGACTTAAAGGCTTTAGAGGTAGAGTTTCGGACCCTAAAGCTAAATTGGAAATAGCGAAACGAGTGCGCGTTAAAGCAGATATAGATAACGTACAGACAATGAAGACCGAAATAAAAGTTTTTGGTAGCAGTAAACGGGCAGTAGCCCGACAAAAATTCCATCCAAAGACTCAGGCTGAGTGGCATGAGGTGAATGACTCGTGGGCTAAGTGGAGAATAGCCAAACGGGATGCACTCAAGGATGCTAAGCCTAAAGAGGAATTGAAACCTGCAATCGAGTACGCAACATTATTGAGAAAGAAGCAGAACACCAATAACATTAGGTCAGACATTATAAATGCTATGGCTGAAAAGGTTACCACCTCTAGTAATGTGATTAAGATTTACAAATCTGCAACCTCAAAAAGGAAACGCGACAAAACAGGCCTAACACGTGAAGACCGGGATTTGGCTCTATTATTCTATAAGTTGACTAGAACAAACGTTATTTCACGTTTGTCAGAGAGCCACCGGGATCAGCTAGTGAAGCTGATAACTAGATGCGGTGATGTTGAAAAGAATCCAGGACCAACTCCTGATTTCAAATCCAAGACACCATGCCCATTTGATCCTACTTATGGTTACAAGTTGGTCAAAGGTGGCCCGGGTAAGTTGGTTGGCAAGAAATACTGCATCATTTGTGGCAGCAAAGTTAATGTGAAATGTGATGGGACATCTAAAAAATATGTTCATCCTGAGGTATGGGTGCACCCTGATAATTTGATGAATCAATTCCGCGCAACCGCAGTTGGTTCAGACATAGAAAACTGCGACCTGACCATTGTGATGGACGAAATTGTAGCTAATCCCTATTTCAATGTTTTGCTGTCTAAGCTAACAGATCTCAAGTTTTTGGAGCGTGTTGGTGATCGTCATTTGATTACATCTTCACCACATAACTCAACAACTTGTTATTCTGGAAATTCCTCTGATCTTGCTCCAAGAAAACATCGTCGACGAAGTGGTGTATCTACTTCGCCCACTCTACCAACATCCATATCAGCTGCTAATGTTAGGGTTAGAAACAGCTTTAGGGCAACAAATTACAGTGACAGCGATTCTAGATCCTGTACTGTTTCATCGACGACATCTTCAGAATGTGGTGGTGTACGTGATAATAAGCCTCCTCTTCAAGGTTATGTGATACCTAATGAGGATGTTAAGGATTATGTCCGTTTTGCCACGAATAGAGAACCCATTGATGCTGTTCAGACTACAGCTGTGTTACCATATGACCAGGAGAAGAGATTGTGCGTCAATAGAGGTGTATTGGAAATAAAGCAAGATCTAAGATTGTGCAAGATAAATTATTCCATTCGTGAATATTACTTTAATGCCCATCCGTATTATACTACGTTATACATGTTAATTGCGTTATTAGCTATTGGCTTTTGTGAATGGCTAATAACAACAAGAGCGGGCGCACTCTTTCAAGAAGCTGCGAATTACAATGTTAGTATCGTAGTAGAGTATAGAGATGGCTTCCATCTAACACCTTATCAGATGAACTACACTAGTTTTAATAGACTGCGTGTAGTCTACTTACTGCTACTTGTTTTATTAAAGTGGTTGGTCCGAAAGGTGATTAAGAATGGCCAGCATGTGTATTGCCCACATTGGGTCAGTTCAGCATTAACAGAATGTGATATCTTGCAGCCTATGGATGTTGCTGCTTTGAATATCGAACATGCCATTAGGCGCATAGCATGTCTCCCTGTACCAGATGTTGACCACATTCATATATCGCACACGTCAGGGTTGGTCACCATGCATGCGATACATAAGAGGAATTTTCAAGCTGGGCCAGTTCCGTGTGTGGCGGGGCTGGTTTGGATCCCTACGTAACTAAACGTAAGGTGTATGTGGAAGGAGCTCGAGCTTCTGAGATGTTCCTTCCACTTCCAGGTGATGATGAGTCTATTTCAGCTCCATCATTGCCTCAGGTTAGGAAGGCCAGACGTAAAATGTTTGGTCGCCTGCCTAAATGTGCAGTCCCAGGGTTCACACCAATTTGTGTAGATAGCAATGACCCCCAGACCGTTGGGGCTGGGTTTAGGAAGAGGTTGCTTAGAGTGGTACCTAGCACCGATCCTATATTGCTACACGAGTTTAAAACTTTTGTTAGAAATTGGTTGATCCAGAACATGAAGCCCCTCTATCCATTGGGATTTGAAGAGTGGCTTGAAGGGACTCACTATAATGATAATAGGAAACAGCAATTGAGAGATTGTTACAAGACATTAAAGATGCGACCGACACGTAAGGAATGTCGTAGAATAGACACATTTGTGAAAGCCGAAAGTTACGGTGAGTTAAAACATGCTCGTATGATCAATAGCAGGACTGACAAGTTTAAGTGTTGGTCAGGACCATATTTCAAGGCTATTGAAGAGGAGCTATATAAGATTCCGTACTTTGTCAAGAACATGACCATCGAAGAGAGGAAAACCAAAGTCAATTCATTAAGATGTGGCGGTTCAAGGTATTATGCCACAGATTTCACAGCATTCGAATCACATTTCAATGCAGATGTGATGGATGCATGTGAATTACAGTTATACCGGCACTGTTTTCCAACAGATGATGGCAAATTTATCTGCGACGTGATTGCTGGACAGAATAGCATGAGGACCAGAACGGGAATCAGAGCCACGGTCAATGCTAGAAGGATGTCAGGTGACATGTGCACTTCCTTAGGTAATGGCTTTACTAACTTAATGTTAGCGCTGTTTCATGCGCATAAATCAAATGGGGTTTTGAATGGTCTCGTTGAAGGAGATGATGGTTTGTTTGCAACAAACTTCAATATGGAGGTCGACTTTTATAAGAGGTTAGGTTTTACCATAAAAATGATAGAAGTTGCAGATCCTAGTGAAGCTAGTTTCTGTGGACTAATAGTGTCAAAGTCAGACCAACTAATTCGAGAACCTAGACGAGTATTTCAAACTTTCGGATGGACAGCGACCATGCCTAACTGTGGTGATAAGGTGGGTCATGAGTTGCTAAGGGCTAAAGCCTTATCCTTGAAATTTGAGACCCCAGATTGCCCGATCGTGTCAGCCTTGGCGGATCACGCCATAGACGTGACACATGGTTATGAACCACGATATGAGGCAGACTATTATCATAAACCACCCCCAAAATTTGCTTATAGTAGATCTAGTCCAACAACTGAAACTAGACTCTTGTTTTATAGGCAATATGGGATATCCCCAACCACACAGATGCGGGTTGAACAGTTGATAATGCAAGGACAATTCCATAGCATACAACATTATGTCAACCCAACGTACCACCAATCCTGGTTCGCTGCTAGGTACATACATGTTACTTAAGCGAACACAGGCCTAGTCAAATATCGTAATGCGAGGCGCGAAGG